GAGGCAGAGAGTAAAGAAGAAGCGAAAGAGAAATATGAGTCACAAAATACACCTATTGTTTACTACACTAATAATTCTAAAGTGACCTTATTCGAAAGACCTAGTGAAGAAGTATTAGGTTCTTTGTTCGAAAAGAAATAAAATCATTAAAGAGGGGAGATAATAATGTTTAATACACCTAAAATGAAATTACCAGAAAAGCACACCGAGGTATTTAAGACGTATAAAAATGGAACGCCAGAAGAAAAAGCTGAGATTGAAGGCTGTTTTATTAAAACTGTTAAAGATGAAGATAGTGAATTTTACAGCCCTATGTTAGCCAGTCTAAATGAACAACAGTTAAAGAGTATGTTGAGACAGGTACTTTTTTTGATTGATACAGGAGATGACAATGATGATTAAAAAACTTAAAAATATGGATTGGTTCGATATCTTTATTGTTGGAATACTGCGATTATTCGGCGTAATCGCACTGATGCTTGTTGTCATATCGCCTATCTATACAGTGGCTAGTTACCAAAACAAAGAAGTACATCAAGGGACAATTACAGATAAATATAACAAGAGACAAGATAAAGAAGACAAGTTCTATATTGTATTAGACAACAAGCAAGTCATTGAAAACTCTGACTTATTATTCAAAAAGAAATTTGATAGCGCAGACATACAAGCTAGGTTAAAAGTAGGCGATAAAGTAAAAGTTAAAACGATTGGTTATAGAATACACTTTTTAAATTTATATCCAGTCTTATACGAAGTGAAGAAGGTAGGTAAATGATGGTTAAACAAATATTAAGACTATTATTCTTATTAGCAATGTATGAGCTAGGTAAGTATGTAACTGAACAAGTATATATTATGATGACGGCTAATAATGATGTAGAGGCAGCAAGTGACTTTGAAAAAATCAGAGCTGAAGTTTCATGGTAATAGCTATTATCATTTTTGAATTAATTATATTAATGTGTTTAGCAATAGCACTGGAGGTGTTGTAAATATGTGGATTGTCATTTCAATTGTTTTATCTATATTTTTATTGATCTTGTTAAGTAGCATTTCTCATAAGATGAAAACCATAGAAGCATTGGAGTATATGAATGCTTATCTTTTCAAGCAGTTAGTAAAAAATAATGGTGTTGAAGGTTTAGAAGATTATGAAAATGAAGTTGAACGAATTAGAAAAAGATTTAAAAGCTAAAGAGAGGCGTTGGCTTCTCTGTTCTATCTAAAATAATGAAAGGAGCCGAACATGTTAGACAAAGTCACTCAAATAGAAACAATTAAATATGATCGTGATGTTTCATATTCTTATGCTGCTAGTCGTTTATCTACACATTGGACTAATCACAATATGGCTTGGTCTGACTTTATGCAGAAGCTAGCACAAACAGTTAGAACTAAAGAAGATTTAACTGAGTACAATAAAATGTCTAAGTCTGAACAAGCCGATATAAAAGATGTTGGTGGATTTGTCGGCGGATATTTAAAAGAAGGGAAACGGCGTGCTGGTCAAGTCATGAATCGTTCAATGCTAACACTTGATATCGATTATGCTGCTCAAGATATGACCGACATATTATCTATGTTTTATGATTTTGCATACTGTTTATATTCAACACATAAGCATAGAGAGATAAGTCCAAGACTGCGTTTAGTGATTCCTTTAAAACGGAATGTAAATGCAGATGAGTATGAAGCTATTGGACGTAAAGTGGCAGATATCGTTGGCATGGATTACTTCGATGATACAACTTATCAACCACATAGGTTAATGTATTGGCCTTCAACTAGCAATGATGCAGAATTTTTCTTTACCTATGAAGATTTACCTTTGTTAGATCCAGATAAAATATTAAATGAATATGTTGATTGGACTGACACATTAGAATGGCCAACGTCTTCAAAGGAAGAGAGTAAGACTAAAAGATTAGCAGATAAGCAAGGTGACCCAGAAGAAAAGCCGGGAATTGTTGGCGCATTTTGTAGAGCCTATACGATAGAAGAAGCTATATCAACTTTTATTCCTGACTTATACGAAAAACATTCTACTAACCGTTATACCTATCATGAAGGTTCAACTGCAGGTGGATTGGTGTTATACGAAAATAACAAGTTTGCCTATTCTCATCATAATACGGATCCCGTTAGCGGTATGCTTGTGAACAGTTTTGATTTAGTACGCATACACTTATATGGTGCTCAAGATGAAGACGCTAAAACAGATACTCCGGTTAATCGACTACCTAGTTATAAAGCAATGCAGCAAAGAGCGCAAAATGATGAAGTTGTTAAAAAGCAATTAATTAACGACAAAATGTCTGATGCAATGCAGGATTTCGATGAAATAGTAAATAGCGATGATGCATGGTCTGAGACGTTAGAAATTACTTCGAAAGGTACTTTCAAAGCTAGTATCCCAAATATAGAAATTATATTGCGTAATGATCCAAATTTAAAAGGAAAAATAGCATTTAATGAATTTACAAAACAAATTGAATGCTTAGGGAAAGTGCCATGGAATACTAATTTTAAGACACGTCAATGGCAAGACGGTGATGATAGCAGTTTAAGAAGTTATATCGAAAAGATTTATGACATACACCATTCAGGTAAAACAAAAGATGCCATTATAAGCGTAGCAATGCAAAATGCTTATCATCCAGTAAGGGATTATCTAAATAAAATATCGTGGGATGGACATAAACGTCTTGAAAAGTTATTTATCAAATACTTAGGTGTTGAAGATACTGAAGTGAATAGAACAACTACCAAAAAAGCATTGACTGCTGGAATTGCTCGAGTAATGGAGCCTGGATGTAAATTTGACTATATGCTTACACTTTATGGTCCTCAAGGTGTAGGTAAATCTGCTTTGCTAAAAAAATTAGGTGGTGCATGGTTTTCTGACAGTTTAGTTTCTGTTACAGGTAAAGAAGCCTATGAGGCCTTACAAGGCGTTTGGCTAATGGAAATGGCAGAACTTGCAGCTACAAGAAAAGCTGAAGTTGAAGCTATTAAGCATTTCATATCTAAACAAGTTGACCGGTTTCGTGTTGCTTATGGACATTATATTGAAGATTTTCCAAGGCAATGTATTTTCATTGGTACAACTAATAAAGTTGATTTCTTAAGAGATGAAACTGGTGGAAGACGTTTTTGGCCAATGACTGTAAATCCAGAGAGAGTTGAAGTGAACTGGTCTAAACTAACCAAAGAAGAGATCGACCAAATTTGGGCAGAAGCTAAATATTATTATGAACAAGGAGAAGAGTTATTCCTCAACCCTGAACTAGAAGAAGAAATGCGTTCAATACAAAGCAAACATACTGAGGAATCTCCATATACAGGCATTATTGATGAATATCTTAACACACCAATTCCTAGCAATTGGGATGACTTAACTATCTTTGAACGAAGACGATTTTATCAAGGTGATGTTGATATGTTACCAACAGGAAATGTAGATTACGTTGAAAGAAATAAGGTCTGTGCGCTTGAAGTGTTTGTTGAATGTTTTGGTAAAGATAAGGGAGATAGTAGAGGATCTATGGAAATTAGAAAGATTTCAAACATCTTAAGACAATTAGACAATTGGTCTGTATATGATGGTAATAAAAGTGGGAAAATTCGATTTGGAAAAGATTATGGTGTACAGATAGCTTATGTAAGAGATGAAAGTTTAGAAGATTTAATATAATAAATATTGAATAAATATACATTTTAGAGTGTTGTATCAGATGTTGCATCATTTTTTGAGTGATGCAACACGTGAGTGTAAAAAGTAATCGTAGGTGTTGCATCATTTTTAGTGATGCAACATTGATGCAACAAATGATACAACACCTCTTTCCCTTCTCGCTGTAAGGTTCAACCCTGTTTGTTTCCAATGTTGCATCAAATTCACTATAAAGTTTAAAAAGTAGTGTTAGGGAGTAAAGAGGTATAGGGGTAACCTTCTAACAGCTATTTTTAAAAGTTTGGCAAGAATTGATGCAACATCGGAACACAAATATAAATTTTGTATACAAGGTGAATATATGAAAGAATCGACATTAGAAAAATATTTAGTGAAAGAGATAACAAAGCTAAACGGTTTATGTTTAAAATGGGTTGCACCTGGAACAAGAGGTGTGCCAGATAGAATTATTATTATGCCAGAAGGAAAAACATATTTTGTAGAAATGAAGCAAGAAAAAGGAAAGTTGCATCCTTTACAAAAATATGTGCATAGACAATTTGAAAATAGAGATCATAAAGTATATGTGTTATGGAATAAAGAACAAGTAAATACTTTTATCAGAATGGTAGGTGGAACATTTGGCGATTGACTTCAAACCACATAGCTATCAAAAGTATGCAATAGATAAAGTGATAGATAATGAGAAATACGGTCTGTTTTTAGATATGGGTCTAGGGAAAACAGTATCAACACTTACAGCATTTAGTGAATTGCAGTTGTTAGACACTAAAAAAATGTTAGTTATAGCACCTAAACAAGTTGCTAAAGATACATGGGTTGATGAAGTTGATAAGTGGAACCATTTAAATCATCTGAAAGTGTCTTTAGTTTTAGGAACACCTAAAGAAAGAAATGATGCATTAAACACAGAGGCTGATATCTATGTAACCAATAAAGAAAATACTAAATGGTTATGTGATCAATATAAAAAAGAATGGCCATTTGACATGGTTGTGATTGATGAACTGTCTACATTTAAAAGTCCTAAGAGTCAAAGGTTTAAATCTATTAAAAAGAAATTACCACTCATTAATAGATTTATAGGATTAACAGGAACACCTAGTCCAAATAGTTTACAGGATTTATGGGCTCAAGTTTATTTGATAGACAGAGGTGAAAGACTTGAGTCTTCATTCAGTCGTTATCGAGAAAGGTACTTTAAACCAACTCATCAAGTTAGCGAACATATTTTTAAGTGGGAGCTAAGAGACGGATCTGAAGAAAAGATATATAAACAAATAGAAGATATATGTTTAAGCATGAAAGCGAAAGATTATCTGGATATGCCTGACAGAGTTGATACTAAACAAACAGTAGTCTTATCAGAAAAAGAAAGAAAAGTATATGAAGAATTAGAAAAAAACTATATTTTAGAATCGGAAGAAGAAGGAACAGTTGTAGCTCAAAATGGGGCATCATTAAGTCAGAAACTACTTCAACTATCTAACGGCGCAGTTTATACAGATGAGGAAGATGTAAGACTTATACATGATAAGAAGTTAGATAAGTTAGAGGAAATTATAGAGGAGTCTCAAGGCCAATCAATACTATTGTTTTATAACTTCAAACACGATAAAGAAAGAATACTTCAAAGGTTTAAGGAAGCAACCACATTAGAGGATTCAAACTATAAAGAACGTTGGAACAGTGGAGACATTAAGTTGCTTATAGCACATCCAGCAAGTGCAGGACATGGATTAAACTTACAACAAGGTGGGCACATTATTGTTTGGTTTGGACTTACATGGTCCTTGGAATTATACCAACAAGCAAATGCTAGATTATATAGACAAGGACAAAATCATACGACTATTATTCATCACATCATGACCGATAACACAATAGATCAAAGAGTATATAAAGCTTTACAAAATAAAGAACTAACGCAAGAAGAATTGATGAAAGCTATTAAAGCAAGAATAGCTAAGCATAAGTAATGGAGGTATAAGATGGGAAAGGCATCATATGATATTAAGCCAGGAACATTTAAATATATTGAATCAGAAATATATAATTTAAATGAGAACAAGAAAGAGATAAATAGATTGAGAATGGAGATACTTAACCCAACGAAAGAACTAGACACCAACATTGTGTATGGACCGTTACAAAAAGGAGAGCCAGTTAGAACAACTGAGTTAATGGCGACAAGGTTATTGACTAATAAGATGTTACGTAACTTAGAAGAGATGGTTGAAGCAGTTGAAAGTGAGTACTTAAAGTTACCTGAAGATCATAAGAAAGTAATAAGGTTAAAGTATTGGAATAAAGATAAGAAGCTAAAGATAGAACAAATAGGGGATGCTTGTCACATGCATCGCAATACAGTTACTACAATACGAAAGAACTTTGTTAAAGCGATAGCGTATCATGCAGGTATCAAATAACATTGTGCAAAGATTGTGCAAAAGGCCTACAAATCTGTAGTAATATGATAGTATCGGAAAGATGTATAAAGTTATCTGAAAGTTATACGACATAAATACATGAGGCGCATCGCTAAGCGGTGTGTCTTTTGTTATGCAATCAAAGAGGTGTAAGAGATGACCAAGCATAATAACATTTATAAGCATGGTCGTAAGTCATATCAATACGATTGGTTCTATCATTCAAAAGCATGGAAGAAGTTAAGAGAGATAGCATTAGATAGAGATAATTATCTTTGTCAAATGTGTTTACGCGAAGATATTATAACAGATGCAAAGATTGTGCATCACATTATTTATGTTGATGAAGATTTTAACAAAGCTTTAGACTTAGATAATCTAATGTCAGTTTGTTATAGCTGTCATAACAAAATTCATGCAAATGATAATGACAAAAGTAATCTTAAGAAAATTAGAGTTCTAAAAATTTAAATAAAAAAATTATTTAAATAAAATTTTATGCCCCCCTGCCCATCGGCTTAAAATGTTTTTTCGCCGGGTACCGGAGAGGCCCAAACGCTAGCAACGCGGATAAATTTTTCATGAAAGGGGGTCTTTATATGAAGTTAACAAAAAAACAGCTAAAAGAATATATAGAAGATTACAAAAAATCTGATGACATATTAATTAATTTGTATATAGAAACATATGAATTTTATTGTCGGTTAAGAGATGAACTTAAAAATAGTGATTTAATGATAGAGCATACAAACAAGGCTGGTGCGAGCAATATTATTAAGAATCCATTAAGCATAGAACTGACAAAAACAGTTCAAACACTAAATAACTTACTCAAGTCTATGGGTTTAACTGCAGCACAAAGAAAAAAGATAGTTCAAGAAGAAGGTGGATTCGGTGACTATTAAAGTTTTAAATGAACCTTCACCAAAACTATTAACAACATGGTATGCAGAGCAAGTCACTCAAGGGAAAATAAAAACAAGCAAATATGTTAGAAAAGAATGTGAGAGACATCTTAGATATCTAGAAAATGGAGGTAAATGGGTATTTGATGAAGAATTAGCGCATCGTCCTATTCGATTCATAGAAAAGTTTTGTAAACCTTCCAAAGGATCTAAACGTCAACTTGTATTACAACCATGGCAACATTTTATTATTGGCAGTTTGTTTGGTTGGGTTCATAAAGAAACAAAACTGCGCAGGTTTAAAGAAGCTTTGATATTTATGGGGCGAAAAAATGGTAAAACAACTACTATATCTGGTGTTGCTAACTATGCTGTTTCTCAAGATGGAGAAAACGGCGCTGAAATCCATCTTTTAGCAAACGTAATGAAACAAGCTAGAATATTATTCGATGAATCTAAGGCGATGATAAAAGCTAGCCCAAAGCTTGATAAAAATTTCAGAACATTAAGAGATGAAATCCATTATGACGCAACGATATCAAAAATTATGCCCCAAGCATCAGATAGCGATAAGTTAGATGGATTGAATACACACATGGGGATTTTTGATGAAATTCATGAATTTAAAGACTATAAATTGATTTCAGTTATAAAAAACTCAAGAGCTGCAAGGTTACAACCTCTTCTCATCTACATTACGACAGCAGGGTATCAATTAGATGGTCCGCTTGTTGATATGGTAGAAGCGGGAAGAGACACCTTAGATCAAATCATAGAAGACGAAAGAACTTTTTATTATTTAGCATCTTTGGATGATGACGATGATATTAATGATTCGTCGAACTGGATAAAAGCAAATCCCAACTTAGGTGTCTCTATAAATTTAGATGAGATGAAAGAAGAGTGGGAAAAAGCTAAGAGAACACCAGCTGAACGTGGAGATTTTATAACCAAAAGGTTTAATATCTTTGCTAATAATGACGAGATGAGTTTTATTGATTACCCAACACTCCAAAAAAATAATGAAATTGTTTCTTTAGAAGAGCTGGAAGGCAGACCATGCACGATTGGTTATGATTTATCAGAAACAGAGGACTTTACAGCCGCGTGTGCTACTTTTGCGTTAGATAATGGTAAAGTTGCAGTTTTATCGCATTCATGGATTCCTAAGCACAAAGTTGAATATTCTAACGAAAAAATACCCTATAGAGAATGGGAAGAAGATGGCTTATTAACAGTGCAAGATAAGCCTTATATTGACTACCAAGATGTTTTAAATTGGATAATTAAGATGAATGAGCATTATGTAGTAGAAAAAATTACTTATGATAGAGCGAACGCATTCAAACTAAATCAAGAGTTAAAAAATTACGGGTTTGAAACGGAAGAAACAAGACAAGGAGCTTTGACCTTGAGCCCTGCATTGAAGGATTTAAAAGAAATGTTTTTAGATGGGAAAATAATATTTAATAATAATCCTTTAATGAAATGGTATATCAATAATGTTCAGTTGAAACTAGACAGAAACGGAAACTGGTTGCCGTCTAAGCAAAGCAGATATCGTAAAATAGATGGCTTTGCAGCATTTTTAAACACATATACAGATATTATGAATAAAGTTGTTTCTGACAAGGGTGAAGGAAACATAGAATTTATTAGTATTAAAGATATAATGCGTTAAGGAGGTGAATGTTATCGCAAAAGAGAATATTGTCACACGCATAAAGAAAAAATTGATAGACAATTGGATTGATCAGTCAGCTTCTAAGCTTTATGACTTTAGCCCATGGAAAAATAAATCTTTTTGGGGTGTAATCAATAATACGCTTGAAACTAATGAAACGATATTTTCAGCTATTACAAAGTTATCTAATTCGATGGCTAGTTTGCCCTTGAAAATGTATGAAGATTATAAAGTAGTTAATACAGAAGTATCTGATTTACTTACAGTGTCACCGAATAATTCTCTGAGCAGTTTTGATTTTATTAATCAAATTGAAACAATCAGAAATGAAAAAGGTAATGCATATGTGCTAATTGAACGAGACATCTATCATCAACCATCAAAGCTTTTCTTATTAAATCCAGATGTTGTTGAAATGTTAATTGAAAACCAATCACGTGAACTTTATTATTCCATTCATGCTGCAACTGGAAATAAATTGATTGTTCATAATATGGACATGTTGCATTTTAAACACATCGTGGCATCTAATATGGTGCAAGGCATTAGTCCGATTGATGTGTTGAAGAATACAACTGATTTTGATAATGCAGTAAGAACCTTTAATCTTACAGAAATGCAAAAACCTGATTCTTTCATGCTTAAATATGGTTCCAATGTAGGTAAAGAAAAAAGGCAGCAAGTGTTAGAAGATTTCAAACAGTACTATGAAGAAAACGGTGGAATATTATTCCAAGAGCCTGGTGTTGAAATCGAACCGTTACCTAAAAAATATGTCTCTGAAGATATAGTGGCAAGCGAGAATTTAACAAGAGAAAGAGTAGCTAACGTTTTTCAATTGCCCTCAGTATTCTTAAATGCAAGATCAAATACAAATTTCGCGAAAAATGAAGAGTTAAACAGATTTTACTTGCAGCATACCTTATTGCCAATCGTCAAACAGTATGAAGAAGAATTTAATCGGAAACTACTTACTAAAACAGACAGAGAAAAAAATAGGTATTTTAAATTTAACGTTAAATCTTATTTAAGGGCTGATAGTGCAACACAAGCAGAAGTGTACTTTAAAGCAGTTCGTAGTGGTTACTACACTATAAATGACATTAGAGAGTGGGAAGATTTACCACCAGTTGAAGGTGGAGATAAGCCGCTAATAAGCGGTGATTTATACCCAATTGACACGCCACTTGAATTAAGAAAATCTTTGAAAGGTGGTGATAAAAATGTCAATGAAAGCTAAGTATTTTCAAATGAAAAGAAAATCAAAAAGTAAAGGTGAAATATTTATTTATGGTGATATTGTAAGTGATAAATGGTTTGAAAGTGATGTAACTGCTACAGATTTCAAAAATAAACTAGATGAACTAGGAGACATCAGTGAAATAGATGTTCATATAAATTCATCTGGAGGCAGTGTATTTGAAGGGCATGCAATATACAATATGCTAAAAATGCATCCTGCAAAAATTAATATCTATGTCGATGCCTTAGCGGCATCAATTGCTAGTGTTATCGCTATGAGTGGTGACACTATTTTTATGCACAAAAATAGTTTTTTAATGATTCATAATTCATGGGTTATGACTGTAGGTAATGCAGAAGAATTAAGAAAGACAGCGGATTTACTTGAAAAAACAGATGCTGTTAGTAATTCAGCTTATTTAGATAAAGCAAAAGATTTAGATCAAGAACACTTAAAACAGATGTTAGATGCAGAAACTTGGCTTACTGCAGAAGAAGCCTTGTCTTTCGGCTTGATAGATGAAATTTTAGGAGCTAATGAAATAGCTGCTAGTATCTCTAAAGAGCAATATAAGCGTTTCGAGAACGTCCCAGAAGATTTAAAGAAAGATGTAGACAAAATCACTAAAATTGATGATGTAGATACATCTGAATTGGTTGAAACACCTAAAGAAAGTATGTCACTAGAAGAAAAAGAAAAAAGAGAAAAAATTAAACGCGAATGCGAAATTTTAAAAATGACAATGAATTATTAGGAGGAAATGAAATGCCGACATTATATGAATTAAAACAATCCTTAGGTATGATTGGACAACAATTAAAAAATAAAAATGATGAATTGAGTCAGAAAGCAACAGATCCAAATATTGATATGGAAGACATCAAACAACTAGAAACAGAAAAAGCAGGTTTACAACAAAGATTTAACATTGTTGAAAGACAAGTGCAAGACATTGAAGAGAAAGAAAAAGCGAAAGTTAAAGATAAAGGAGAAGCTTATCAATCTTTAAGTGATAATGAGAAGATGGTTAAAGCTAAGGCAGAGTTTTATCGTCACGCGATTTTACCAAATGAATTTGAAAAACCTTCAATGGAGGCACAACGTTTATTACACGCTTTACCAACAGGAAATGATTCAGGTGGAGATAAGCTCTTACCAAAAACACTTTCTAAAGAAATTGTTTCAGAACCATTTGCTAAAAACCAATTACGTGAAAAAGCTCGTCTAACTAACATTAAAGGTTTAGAGATTCCAAGAGTTTCATACACTTTAGACGATGATGATTTCATTACAGACGTAGAAACAGCAAAAGAATTAAAAGCAAAAGGTGATACAGTCAAGTTCACTACTAATAAATTCAAAGTATTTGCTGCAATTTCAGATACTGTAATTCATGGATCAGATGTAGATTTAGTAAACTGGGTTGAAAACGCACTACAATCAGGATTAGCAGCTAAAGAGCGTAAAGATGCCTTAGCAGTAAGTCCTAAATCTGGATTAGAACACATGTCATTTTATAATGGATCTGTTAAAGAAGTTGAGGGAGCAGACATGTATGATGCTATTATTAACGCTTTAGCAGATTTACATGAAGATTATCGTGATAACGCAACAATTTATATGCGATATGCAGATTATGTCAAAATTATTAGTGTTCTTTCAAATGGAACAACAAATTTCTTTGACACACCAGCAGAAAAAGTATTTGGCAAACCAGTAGTATTTACAGATGCAGCAGTTAAACCTATTGTGGGAGATTTCAATTATTTTGGAATTAACTATGATGGAACAACTTATGACACTGATAAAGATGTTAGAAAAGGCGAATATTTGTTTGTATTAACAGCATGGTATGATCAGCAACGTACATTAGACAGTGCATTCAGAATTGCAAAAGCAAAAGAAAATACAGGTCCATTACCCAGCTAAGCCCCAAAAGGTTAATGTAACAGCTAAGGCTAAATCAGCTGTAATATCAGCCGAATAGGGGTGATGAAATGAGTTTAGAAGAAATTAAATTGTGGTTGAGAATTGACTATAATTTCGAAAATGATTTAATTGAAGGTCTCATTCAATCGGCTAAGTCTGAATTACTATTAAGTGGGGTTCCAGATTATGACAAAGATGACTTGGAATACCCGCTTTTTTGTACAGCGATTAAATATATCATTGCAAGAGATTATGAAAGTCGTGGATACTCAAATGACCAATCTAGAAGCAAGGTGTTTAATGAAAAAGGATTGCAAAAAATGATTTTGAAATTAAAAAAGTGGTAGGTGATTTTTAAATGGAATTTAATGAATTTAAAGATCGCGCGTATTTTTTTCAATATATAAACAAAGGACCATATCCAGATGAAGAGGAAAAAATGAAATTGTATAGTTGCTTTTGTAAAATTTATAATCCTTCTATGAAAGATAGAGAAATTTTAAAAGCGACTGAATCAAAATCAGGATTAACCATAATTGTCAGGTCTTCTAAAACTGAATATCTACCACAAACAAATCACTTAGTTAAAATTGACAGTGCATTATATTCCGATAAATTATTCAACATTGTAGAAATAAGAATTGATACACCAGATATTGGCTATAATACAGTGGTTTTATCAGAAAAATGAGTGTAGAAATTAAAGGGATACCTGAAGTGTTGAATAAATTAGAATCGGTATACGGTAAACAAGCAATGCAGGCTAAGAGTGATAAAGCTTTAAATGAAGCATCTGAATTTTTTATAAAGGCTTTAAAGAAAGAGTTCGAGAGCTTTAAAGATACGGGTGCCAGTATAGAAGAAATGACTAAATCTAAGCCTTATACAAAAGTTGGCAGTCAAGAAAGGGCTGTTTTAATTGAATGGGTAGGCCCTATGAATCGCAAAAACATTATTCACTTGAATGAACATGGTTATACAAGAGATGGAAAAAAATATACACCAAGAGGTTTTGGAGTTATTGCAAAAACATTAGCTGCTAGCGAACGTAAGTATAGAGAAATTATAAAAAAGGAGTTGGCCAGATAAATGAATATATTAAACACCATAAAAGGAATTTTATTATCTGATGCAGAGCTCAAAACACATATAAATTCTAGAATATACTATTACAAAGTCACTGAAAACGCTGAAACTTCCAAACCCTTTGTTGTTATTACACCTGTTTATGATTTGCCTTCAGACTTTATGTCTGATAAATATCTCAGTGAAGAATACTTAATTCAAATAGATGTAGAATCTTCAAATAATCAGAAAACAATTGATATAACAAAACGAATAAGATACCTGTTATATCAACAAAATTTAATTCAAGCATCTAGTCAGTTAGATGCTTATTTTGAAGAAACTAAACGTTATGTGATGTCGAGACGATATCAAGGCATACCCAAAAATATATATTATAAAAATCAGCGCATCGAATAGGTGTGCTTTTTAATTTTTAAGGAGGAAATAAGCAATGGCAGAAGGACAAGGTTCTTATAAAGTAGGTTTTAAAAGATTATACGTTGGAGTTTTTAACCCAGAAGCAACAAAAGTAGTTAAACGCATGACATGGGAAGATGAAAAAGGTGGTACAGTTGACCTAAATATCACAGGTTTAGCACCAGATTTAGTAGATATGTTTGCATCTAACAAACGTGTATGGATGAAAAAACAAGGTACTAATGAAGTTAAGTCTGACATGAGTATTTTCAATATTCCAAGTGATGATTTAAACACAGTTATTGGACGTACTAAAGATAAAAATGGTACATCTTGGGTAGGAGAGAATACAAGAGCACCGTATGTAACAGTAATTGGCGAATCGGAAGATGGTTTAACAGGTCAGCCGGTATATGTAGCCTTACTTAAAGGTACTTTTAGTTTAGATTCAATTGAATTTAAAACACGAGGTGAAAAAGCAGAAGCCCCAGAACCTACAAAATTAACAGGTGACTGGATGAATAGAAAAGTTGATGTTGATGGAACGTCACAAGGTATTGTATACGGTTATCATGAAGGTAAAGAAGGAGAAGCAGAATTCTTCAAAAAAGTATTCGTTGGATACACGGACAGTGAAGATCATTCAGAGGATTCTGCAGGTTCGTTACCCAGCTAATCCCCAAAATGTTGAAGTAGCAGTTAATTCAAAATCTGCAACAGTTTCAGCAGAATAGGGGCTTTCAAAATAAATCAAAGGAGAATAATTTATGACTAAAACTTTAAAGGTTTATAAAGGAGACGACGTCGTAGCTTCTGAACAAGGTGAAGGCAAAGTGTCAGTAACTTTATCTAATTTAGAAGCGGATACAACTTATCCAAAAGGTACTTACCAAGTGGCATGGGAAGAAAATGGTAAAGAATCTAGTAAAGTTGATGTACCTCAATTCAAAACCAATCCAATTCTAGTCTCAGGCGTATCATTTACACCAGAAACTAAATCAATTATGGTAAATACCGATGACAATGTTGAGCCAAACATTGCACCAAGCACAGCAACGAATAAAATATTGAAATATACAAGTGAACATCCAGAATTTGTTACTGTAGATGAAAATACAGGAGCAATTCACGGTGTAGCTGAAGGTACTTCAGTAATCACTGCTATGTCTACTGATGGAAGCGATAAGTCAGGACAAATTTCAGTGACAGTAACAAACGGATAGGGATTTAAGGCGCAGTATATCTGCGTCTTTTTTATTTGAATAAAAGGAGCTAATACAATGATTAAATTTGAAATTAAAGATCGTAAAACAGGAAAAACAGAGAGCTATACAAAAGAAGATGTAACAATGGGCGAAGCAGAAAAATGCTATGAGTATTTAGAATTAGTAAATCAAGAGAATAAAAAAGAAGCACCTAACGCAACAAAAATGAGACAAAAAGAGCGACAGTTATTAGTAGATTTATTTAAAGATGAAGGATTGACTGAAGAAGATGTTCTGAACAAGATGAGTACTAAAACTTATACAAAAGCCTTACAAGATATATTTCGAGAAATCAATGGTGAAGATGAAGAAGATTCAGAAACTGAACCAGAAGAGATGGGAAAGACAGAAGAACAATCTCAATAAAAGACATTTTATCGAACATTAAGAAAATACAACGTTTCTGTATGGAGCAGTATGGGTGGACATTAACTGAAGTCAGAAAACAGCCGTATGTAAAACTTTTAGAAATACTTAATGAAGAGAATAAAGAAGAGACTGAAGAAAAACAAAGTGAACAAAAAGTCATTACAGGTACGGATTTAAGAAAACTTTTTGGAAGCTAGAAAGGAGGTTAATATGAATGAAAAAGTAGAAGGCATGACCTTGGAGCTGAAATTAGACCATTTAGGTGTCCAAGAAGGCATGAAAGGTTTAAAGCGACAATTAGGTGTTGTTAATAGTGAAATGAAAGCTAATCTGTCAGCATTTGATAAGTCTGAAAAATCAATGGAAAAATATCAGGCGAGAATTAAGGGGTTAAATGATAGGCTTAAAGTTCAAAAAAAGATGTATTCTCAAGTAGAAGATGAGCTTAAACAAGTTAACGCTAATTACCAAAAAGCTAAATCCAGTGTAAAAGATGTTGAGAAAGCATATTTAAAGTTAGTAGAAGCCAATAAAAAAGAAAAATTAGCTCTTGATAAATCTAAAGAAGCCTTAAAATCATCGAATACAGAACTTAAAAAAGCTGAAAATCAATATAAACGTACAAATCAACGTAAACAAGATGCGTATCAAAAACTTAAACAGTTGAGAGATGCAGAACAAAAGCTTAAGAATAGTAACCAAGCTACTACTGCACAACTAAAAAGAGCAAGTGACGCAGTACAGAAGCAGTCCGCTAAGCATAAAGCACTTGTTGAACAATATAAACAAGAAGGCAATCAAGTTCAAAAACTAAAAGTGCAAAATGACAATCTTTCAAAATCAAATGATAAAATTGAAAGTTCTTACGCTAAAACTAATACTAAATTAAAGCAAACAGAAAAAGAATTTAATGATTTAAACAATACTATTAAGAATCATAGCGCTAATGTCGCAAAAGCTGAAACAGCTGTTAATAAAGAAAAAGCTGCTTTAAATAATTTGGAGCGTTCAATAGATAAAGCTTCATCCGAAATGAAGACTTTTAACAAAGAACAAATGATAGCTCAAAGTCATTTCGGTAAACTTGCAAGTCAAGCGGATGTCATGTCAAAGAAATTTAGTTCTATTGGAGACAAAATGACTTCCCTGGGACGTACAATGACGATGGGCGTATCTACACCAATTACTTTAGGGTTAGGTGCAGCATTAAAAACAAGTGCAGACTTTGAAGGCCAAATGTCTCGAGTTGGAGCGATTGCGCAAGCAAGCAGTAAAGACTTGAAAAGCATGTCTAATCAAGCAGTTGACTTAGGAGCTAAAACCAGTAAAAGTGCTAACGAAGTTGCTAAAGGTATGGAAGAATTGGCAGCTTTAGGCTTTAATGCCAAACAAACAATGGAGGCTATGCCAGGTGTTATCAGTGCAGCAGAAGCAAGTGGTGCAGAAATGGCTACAACTGCAACTGTAATGGCTTCAGCGATTAACTCTTTCGGTTTAAAAGCATCTGATGCAAATCATGTTGCTGATTTACTTGCGAGATCAGCAAATGATAGTGCTGCAGATATTCAGTACATGGGAGATGCATTGAAGTATGCTGGTACTCCTGCAAAAGCATTAGGAGTTTCAATAGAGGACACTTCCGCAGCAATTGAAGTTTTATCTAACTCAGGTTTAGAGGGTTCTCAAGCAGGTACTGCCCTAAGAGCTTCATTTATCAGGCTAGCTAATCCAAGTAAAAATACAGCTAAGGAAATGAAAAAATTAGGTATTCATTTGTCTGATGCTAAAGGTCAATTTGTTGGCATGGGTGAATTGATTAGACAGTTCCAAGATAATATGAAAGGCATGACGAGAGAACAAAAACTAGCTACAGTGGCTACAATAGTTGGTACTGAAGCAGCAAGTGGATTTTTAGCCTTGATTGAAGCGGGACCAGATAAAATTAATAGCTATAGTAAATCCTTAAAGAATTCCAATGGCGAAAGTAAAAAAGCAGCAGATTTGATGAAAGATAATCTCAAAGGCGCTCTGGAACAATTAGGTGGCGCTTTTGAATCATTAGCAATCGAAGTCGGTAAAGATTTAACGCCTATGATTAGAGCAGGAGCGGAAGGTTTAACAAAATTAGTTGATGGATTTACACATCTCCCTGGTTGGGTTAGAAAAGCTTCAGTAGGATTAGCACTTTTTGGTGCAGCAATTGGACCTGCAGTTCTTGCTGGAGGGTTATTAATACGTACAGTTGGAAGTGCTGCTAAAGGATATGCGTCATTAAATAGACGTATTGCTGAAAATACAATCCTTTCAAATACTAATTCAAAAGCAATGAAATCTTTAGGTCTTCAAACATTATTTCTTGGTTCTACAACAGGAAAAACGTCAAAAGGCTTTAAAGGGTTAGCCGGAGCTATGATGTTTAATTTAAAACCTATAAATGTTTTGAAAAATTCTGCAAAGCTAGCAATTTTACCGTTCAAACTTTTGAAAAACGGTTTAGGATTAGCTGCAAAATCTTTATTTGCAGTAAGTGGAGGCGCAAGATTTGCGGGTGTAGCCTTAAGGTTTTTAACAGGACCTATAGGTGCTACAATAACTGCTATTACAATTGCGTATAAAGTTTTTAAAACCGCATATGATCGTGTGGAATGGTTCAGAAACGGTATTAACGGTTTAGGAGAAACTATAAAGTTTTTTGGTGGTAAAATTATTGGCGGCGCTGTTAGAAAGCTAGGAGAGTTTAAAAACTATCTTGGAAGTATCGGCAAAAGCTTCAAAGAAAAGTTTTCAAAAGATATGAAAGATGGTTATAAATCATTAAGCGACGATGACCTTCTCAAAGTAGGAGTCAACAAGTTTAAAGGATTTATGCAAACCATGGGCACAGCTTCTAAAAAAGCGTCTGATACTGTAAAAGTGTTAGGGAAAGGTGTTTCAAAAGAAACAGAAAAAGCTTTAGAAAAATATGTGCATTATTCTGAAGAAAATAGCAGAATCATGGAAAAAGTACGTTTAAACTCGGGTCAGATATCAGAAGACAAAGCAAAAAAACTTTTGAAAATTGAAACGGATTTATCTAATAACCTTATAGCTGAAATAGAAAAAAGAAATAAAAAGGAACTCGAAAAAACTCAAGAACTTATTGATAAGTATAGTGCATTCGATGAACAAGAAAAGCAAAACATTTTAACTCGAACTAAAGAAAAAAATGACTTGCGAATTAAAAAAGAGCAAGAACTCAATCAGAAAATCAAAGAATTGAAAGAAAAAGCTTTGAGTGATGGTCAGATTTCAGAAAATGAAAGAAAAGAAATTGAAAAGCTTGAAAATCAAAGACGTGATATCACTGTTAAAGAATTGAGTAAGACTGAAAAAGAGCAAGAGCGTATTTTAGTAAGAATGCAAAGAAACAGAAATGCTTATTCAATAGACGAAGCGAGCAAAGCAATTAAAGAAGCAGAAAAAGCAAGAAAAGCAAGAAAAAAAGAAGTGGACAAGCAATATGAAGATGATGTCATTGCTATAAAAAATAACGTCAACCTTTCTAAGTCTGAAAAAGATAAATTGTTAGCTATTGCTGATCAAAGACATAAAGATGAAGTAAGAAAAGCAAAATCTAAAAAAGATGCTGTAGTAGATGTTGTTAAAAAGCAAAATAAAGATATTGATAAAGAAATGGATTTATCCAGTGGACGTGTATATAAAAATACTGAAAAGTGGTGGAATGGCCTTAAAAGTTGGTGGTCTAACTTTAGAGAAGACCAAAAGAAAAAAAGCGATAAATACGCTAAAGAACAAGAAGAAACAGCTCGTAGAAACAGAGAAAATATAAAGAAATGGTTTGGAAATGCTTGGGACGGCGTAAAAAGTAAAACTGGCGAAGCCTTTAGTAAAATGGGCAGAAATGCTAATCATTTTGGCGGCGAAATGAAAAAAATGTGGAGCGGAATCAAAGGGATTCCAAGCAAATTAAGTTCAGGTTGGAGCTCAGCCAAAAGTTCTGTAGGATACCACACTAAGGCTATAGCTAATAGTACTGGTAAATGGTTTGGAAAAGCTTGGCAATCTGTTAAATCGACAACAGGAAGTATTTACAATCAAACTAAGCAAAAGTATTCAGATGCTTCAGATAAAGCTTGGGCGCATTCAAAATCTATTTGGAGAGGCACATCAAAATGGTTTAGCAATGCATATAAAAGTGCAAAGGGCTGGCTAACGGATATGGCTAATAAATCTCGCGCGAAATGGGATAATATTTCTAGTACAGCTTGGTCGAATGCAAAATCCGTTTGGAAAGGAACATCGAAATGGTTTAGTAACTCATACAAATCTTTAAAAGATTGGACTGGGGATATGTATTCAAGAGCCCACGATCGTTTTGATGCAATTTCAAGTTCGGCATGGTCTAACGCTAAATCAGTATTTAATGGTTTTAGAAAATGGCTATCCAAAACATATGATTGGATTAGAGATATTGGTAAAGACATGGGAAGAGCTGCGGCTGATTTAGGTAAAAATGTTGCTAATAAAGCTATTGGCGGTTTGAATAGCATGATTGGCGGTATTAATAAAATATCTAAAGCCATTACTGATAAAAATCTCATCAAGCCAATACCTACATTGTCTACTGGTACTTTAGCGGGAAAGGGTGTAGCTACCGATAATTCGGGAGCATTAACGCAACCGACATTTGCTGTATTAAATGATAGAGGTTCTGGAAACGCCCCAGGTGGTGGAGTTCAAGAAGTAATTCACAGGGCTGACGGAACATTCCATGCACCCCAAGGACGAGATGTGGTTGTTCCACTAGGAGTTGGGGATAGCGTAATAAATGCTAATGACACTCTGAAGTTACAGCGTATGGGTGTTTTACCAAAGTTTCATGGAGGTACGAAAAAGAAAGATTGGCTAGACCAACTTAAAGGTAATATAGGTAAAAAAGCAGGAGAATTTGGAGCTACAGCTAAAAACACAGCGCATAATATCAAAAAAGGTGCAGAAGAAATGGTTGAAGCAGCAGGCGATAAAATCAAAGATGGTGCATCTTGGTTAGGCGATAAAATCGGCGATGTGTGGGATTACGTACAACATCCAGGGAAACTAGTAAATAAAGTAATGTCAGGTTTAAATATTAATTTTGGAGGCGGAGCTAACGCTACAGTAAAAATAGCTAAAGGCGCATACTCATTGCTCAAAAAGAAATTAGTAGACAAAGTAAAATCGTGGTTTGAAGATTTCGGTGGTGGAGGCGATGGAAGCTATCTATTTGAATATCCAATCTGGCAAAGATTTGGACGCTACACAGGTGGACTTAACTTTAATGGCGGTCGTCACTATGGTATAGACTTTGGTATGCCTTCTGGAACAAACGTTTATGCCGTTAAAGGTGGTATAGCAGATAAGGTATGGACTGATTACAGTGGCGGTAATTCTATACAAATTAAGACTGGTGCTAATGAATGGAACTGGTATATGCATTTATCTAAGCAATTAGCAAGACAAGGCCAACGTATTAAAGCTGGTCAACTGATAGGGAAATCAGGTGCTACAGGTAATTTCGTTAGAGGAGCACACTTACATTTCCAATTGATGCAAGGGTCACATCCAGGGAATGATACAGCTAAAGATCCAGAAAAATGGTTGAAGTCACTTAAAGGTAGTGGCGTTCGAAGTGGTTCAGGTGTTAATAAGGCTGCATCTGCTTGGGCAGGCGATATACGTCGTGCAGCAAAACGAATGGGTGTTAATGTTACTTCGGGTGATGTAGGAAATATTATTAGCTTGATTCAACACGAATCAGGAGGAAATGCAGGTATAACTCAATCTAGTGCGCTTAGAGACATCAACGTTTTACAGGGCAATCCAGCAAAAGGATTGCTTCAATATATCCCACAAACATTTAGACATTATGCTGTTAGAGGTCACAACAATATATATAGTGGTTACGATCAGTTATTAGCGTTCTTTAACAACAGATATTGGCGCTCACAGTTTAACCCAAGAGGTGGTTGGTCTCCAAGTGGTCCAAGAAGATATGCGAATGGTGGTTTGATTACAAAGCATCAACTTGCTGAAGTGGGTGAAGGAGATAAACAGGAGATGGTTATCCCTTTAACTAGACGTAAACGAGCAATTCAATTAACTGAACAGGTTATGCGCATCATCGGTATGGATGGCAAGCCAAATAACATCACTGTAAATAATGATACTTCAACAGTTGAAAAATTGTTGAAACAAATTGTTATGTTAAGTGATAAAGGAAATAAATTAACAGATGCATTGATTCAAACTGTTTCTTCTCAGGATAATAACTTAGGTTCTAATGATGCAATTAGAGGTTTAGAAAAAATATTGTCAAAACAAAGTGGGCATAGAGCAAATGCAAATAATTATATGGGAGGTTTGACTAATTAATGCAATCTTTTGTAAAAATCATAGATGGTTACAAGGAAGAAGTAATAACAGATTTTAATCAGCTTATATTTTTAGATGCAAGGGCTGAAAGTCCAAACACCAATGATAACAGTGTAACTATTAACGGAGTAGATGGTATTTTACCGGGCGCAATTAGTTTTGCGCCTTTTTCATTAGTATTAAGGTTTGGCTATGATGGTATAGATGTTATAGATTTAAATTTATTTGAGCATTGGTTTAGATCTGTGTTTAATCGCAGACATCCTTATTATGTTATTACTTCTCAAATGCATGGTGTTAAATATGCAGTGAATACAGCTAATGTTACATCTAATTTAAAAGATGGTTCTTCAACTGAAATTGAAGTAAGTTTAAATGTTTATAAAGGGTATTCTGAATCAGTTAATTGGACCGATAGCGAGTTCTTATTCGACTCTAATTGGATGTTTGAAAATGGAATTCCTCTTGATTTCACACCTAAATATACTCATACATCAAATCAATTTACTATTTGGAACGGTTCTACTGATACGATAAATCCACGATTCAAGCACGATTTGAAAATATTAATTAATTTAAATGCGAGTGGAGGATTTGAACTGGTTAACTATACAACAGGTGATATTTTTAAGTACAACAAAAGTATAGATAAAAACACTGATTTTGTTTTAGATGGTGTGTATGCATATCGAGATATAAATAGAGTGGGAATTGATACAAATAGAGGCATTATAACATTAGCGCCAGGTAAAAATGAATTTAAGATTAAAGGAGACGTCAGTGATATTAAAACTACATTTAAGTTTCCTTTTATTTATAGGTAGGTGATTTAATGGATTATCATGATCATTTATCAGTAATGGATTTTAATGAATTGATTTGTGAAAATTTACTAGATGTAGATTATGGTTCTTTTAAAGAATATTATGAACTGAATGAAGCTAGGTACATCACCTTTACAGTTTATAGAACTACTCATAATAGTTTTGTTTTTGATTTATTGATTTGTGAAAACTTCATAATTTATCATGGTGAAAAATATACAATTAAGCAGACAGCGCCAAAGGTTGAAGGTGATAAAGTTTTTATTGAAGTTACGGCATATCACATAATGTATGAATTTCAAAATCACTCAGTGGAATCAAATAAGCTTGATGACGACAGTAGCGAAACTGGTAAAACGCCAGAATACTCTTTAGATGAGTACTTAAGATATGGATTTGCAAATCAAAAAACTTCGGTCAAAATGACCTATAAAATAATTGGAGATTTTAAGCGAAAAGTACCGATTGACGAATTAGGTAACAAAAACGGCTTAGAATACTGTAAAGAAGCGGTAGACCTGTTTGGCTGTATAATTTACCCAAATGATACAGAGATTGGTTTTTATTCTCCTGAAACATTTTATCAAAGAAGCGAGAAAGTGATTCGATATCAATATAATACTGATACTGTATCTGCAACTGTCAGTACATTGGAATTAAGAACAGCTATAAAAGTTTTTGGAAAAAAGTATACAGCTGAGGAAAAGAAAAATTATAATCCTATTAGAACAACTGACATTAAATATTCAAATGGTTTTATAAAAGAAGGTACTTATCGTACCGAAACAATTGGGTCTAAAGCTACTATTAACTTTGATTGCAAGTATGGTAATGAAACAGTTAGATTTACAATAAAAAAGGGCTCTCAAGGTGGAATATATAAGTTGATTTTAGACGGCAAGCAAATTAAGCAAATTTCTTGTTTTGCTAAGTCGGTTCAGTCTGAAACAATAGATTTAACAAAAAATATTGATAAAGGCAAGCACGTTTTAGAAATGATATTTTTAGGAGAAGACCCCAAAAATAGAATTGATATATCTTCAAATAAAAAAGCTAAGCCTTGTATGTATGTTGGAACTGAAAAATCAACAGTCTTAAATTTAATTGCTGATAATTCAGGTCGCAATCAATACAAAGCAATTGTCGACTACGTCGCAGATAGTGCAAAGCAGTTTGGGATTCGATATGCTAATACGCAAACAAATGAAGATATCGAAACACAGGATAAGCTGTTAGAATTTGCAAAAAAGCAAATAAATGATACTCCTAAGACTGAATTAGATGTTAATTATATAGGTTATGAAAAAATAGAGCCAAGAGATAGCGTATTTTTTGTTCATGAATTAATGGGATATAACACTGAATTAAAGGTTGTTAAACTTGATAGGTCACATCCATTTGTAAACGCAATAGATGAAGTGTCTTTCAGCAATGAAATAAAAGATATGGTACAAATTCAACAAGCACTTAACAGACGAGTTATTGCACAAGATAATAGATATAACTATCAAGCAAATCGTATAAATCATTTATACACTAGTACTTTGAATTCTCCTTTCGAGACAATGGATATAGGGAGTGTATTAATATAATGGCAACAGAAGAAGTTAAAATCAAAGCGCTACTTGAAAACGATAAACAGTACTTTCCAGCTACACACTGGAAAGCTATAAATGGGATACCTTATGCAGGCAGTAGTGATATTGATGGATTGCCTCAAGACGGTATCATTTCGGTAGATGATAAAAATAAATTAGATAAATTAAAAATAGGCGAAGCAGGAATTATTCAAAATAGCATTGTACAGAAATCCCCAAACGGTAAATTGTGGAAAATAACAGTTGACGATAGTGGGAAACTTGGTACAGTGCTATTTTATTAGAAAGGAAGGTGCATTATGGAAAATTTGTATTTAATAAAGGATTTGGGAGCTTTAGCAGGTCGAGATTATAGAGCTAAAGAAATTCAAAACCTGCAAAGAATAGAGCAATTTGCGCTTGGCTTGACAACAGAGTTTAAGTTGCATCAGAAAGCTAAAACAATGCAACACTTCGCTGAGCAAATTTATTATAATGGTAGATCGCAAGCAGCAGTAAACAAATCTTTACAAAGTCAAATTAACGCACTTGTTGTGGCACCACGTAATAACAGTGCTAATGAGATTGTTCAAGCTCGAGTTAATGTAAACGGCGAAACCTTTGACACATTAAAAGAACATTTAGACGATTGGGAAACCAAAACTCAAATTAATAAAGAGGAAACTATAAGAGAATTAAATAAGACCAAACAAGAAATTCTTGATATCGAGTATCGTTTTGAACCTGATAAGCAAGAGTTTTTATTTGTGACAGAACTTGCACCTCTTACAAATGCAGTAATGCAATCCTTCTGGTTTGATAATAGAACAGGCATAGTATACATGACACAAGCTAGAAATAATGGCTATATGCTAAGTCGTTTAAGACCTAATGGTCAATTTATAGACAGCTCATTGATTGTAGGTGGGGGTCATGGTACACATAACGGTTATAGATATATTGATGATGAGTTATGGATTTATAGTTTTATCTTAAATGGTAATAATGAGAATACATTAGTTCGTTTCAAGTATACGCCTAATGTGGAAATTAGCTATGGCAAGTATGGTATGCAAGATGTATTTACAGGACACCCAGAAAAACCCTACATCACCCCTGTCATAAATGAAAAAGAAAATAAAATTCTATACAGAATTGAGAGACCTAGAAGTCAGTGGGAACTTGAAAACTCAATGAATTATATAGAGATAAGAAGTTTAGACGATGTTGATAAAAATATTGATAAAGTTTTGCATAAAATCAGTATCCCTATGAGACTAACAAACGAAACCCAACCAATGCAGGGTGTGACTTTTGATGAAAAATACTTGTATTGGTATACAGGAGACAGTAATCCAAATAATAGAAACTATTTAACGGCTTTCGATTTAGAAACAGGAGAAGAAGCGTATCAGGTTAATGCTGACTATGGTGGAACACTAGATTCATTTCCTGGCGAATTTGCGGAAGCAGAAGGTTTGCAAATATACTATGACAAAGATAGTGGTAAAAAAGCTTTGATGCTAGGTGTTACTGTCGGTGGTGATGGAAATAGAACACATCGTATTTTCATGATTGGGCAAAGAGGTATTTTAGAAATACTTCACTCAAGAGGCGTTCCTTTTATCATGAGTGACACAGGTGGTAGAGTTAAACCTTTACCAATGAGGCCTGATAAACTTAAGAATCTTGGGATGTTAACAGAGCCAGGTCTTTACTATTTATACACTGATCATACAGTTCAAATCGATGATTTCCCATTACCAAGAGAATGGCGTGATGCAGGTTGGTTCTTGGAAGTTAAGCCACCACAAACTGGCGGTGATGTAATTCAGATATTGACGCGTAATAGTTATGCAAGGAATATGATGACTTTTGAAAGGGTGCTTTCTGGAAGAACTGGAGACATTTCGGACTGGAATTATGTGCCTAAAAATAGTGGTAAATGGGAGAGAGTACCTTCATTCATCACAAAAATGTCAGATATTAACATAGTAGGCATGTCGTTTTATTTAACTACGGATGATACAAAACGTTTTACAGATTTTCCAACTGAACGTAAAGGGGTAGCTGGTTGGAACTTATATGTAGAAGCTTCAAACACAGGTGGCTTTGTTCATAGGCTAGTTCGTAATAGTGTTACAGCATCTGCTGAGATACTATTGAAAAATTATGATAGTAAAACAAGTTCAGGGCCATGGACTTTACACGAAGGGAGAATTATAAGTTAATGAGTAATTTAGAGAAATCTGTAGCTATAAATTTAGAAAACACAGCGCATTATGAAAATATTTCAAATCTAGATATAACTTTTAGAACAGGAGAGAGTGATTCTTCTGTTCTTCTTTTTAATATCATTAAAAATAATCAACCGTTATTACTGAGTGAAGAAAATATCAAAGCACGAATAGCGATTCGAGGTAAAGGAGTAATGGTAGTTGCTCCACTAGAAATATTAGATCCATTTAAAGGTATTTTAAAATTTCAATTACCTAATGATGTAATTAAAAGAGATGGAAGTTATCAAGCTCAAGTTTCGGTTGCAGAATTAGGTAATTCAGACGTGGTAGTTGTAGAGAGAACTATCACATTTAACGTTGAAAAAAGTTTGTTTAGCAAGATTCCCTCTGAAACAAAACTACACTATATTGTTGAGTTTCAAGAATTAGAAAAAACTATTATGGATCGCGCGAAAGCAATGGACGAGGCTATAAAAAATGGTGAGGATTATGCGAGTCTGATTGAAAAAGCTAAAGAAAAAGGTCTATCAGATATTCAAATAGCAAAATCTTCAAGTATTGATGAATTAAAGCAACTTGCTAATAGCCGTATATCTGATTTGGAAAATAAAGCGCAAGCATATTCAAGAACATTCGATGAGCAAAAGCGATATATGGATGAGAAACATGAAGCCTTCAAGCAGTCAGTGAATAGTGGTGGTTTAGTCACAAGTGGTTCTACTTCAAATTGGCAAAAAGCTAAGATTACTAAAGATGATGGTAAGATAATGCAGATTACTGGATTTGATTTTAATAATCCAGAACAAAGAATAGGTGATTCAACCCAATTTATTTATGTTTCGCAAGCTATAAATTATCCAAGAGATGTTAGTACTAACGGTACTGTCGAATATTTAGTAGTAACTTCAGATTACAAGCGTATGACTTATCGACCGAACGGTACAAATAAAGTGTTTGTTAAAAGAAAAGAAGCGGGTTCATGGTCTGAGTGGTCAGAATTAGCTATTAATGATTACAATACACCTTTTGAAACTGTTCAAAGTGCCCAATCAAAAGCTAATATGGCCGAAAGTAACGCTAAATTATACGCAGATGACAAGTTTAATAAAAGGTATTCGGTTATTTTTGATGGAACAGCAAATGGTGTGGGCTCTACATTGTACTTAAATGAGAGTTTAGACCAATTTATTTTATTAATTTTTTATGGGACTTTTCCAGGTGGTGACTTTACAGAGTTTGGCAGTCCTTTTGGAGGAGGAAAGATTTCATTGAATCCCTCAAATCTTCCAGATGGTGATGGAAATGGTGGAGGTGTTTATGAGTTTGGATTAACTAAATCTAGTCGTACATCTTTAACTATATCAAACGATGTCTATTTCGACTTAGGAAGTCAAAGAGGCTCTGGTGCGAACGCAAATAGAGGGACAATTAACAAAATTATAGGAGTGAGAAAATAATGCAAATATTAGTTAACAAGCGTAATGAGATAATTTCATACGCTATCATTGGCGGCTTTGAAGAAGGTATTGATATTGAAAATTTACCAGAAAATTTCTCTCAAGTTTTTAGACCTAAAGCCTTTAAATATTCAAATGGGGAAATAGTTTTTAACGAAGATTATCCAGAAGAAAAAGATGACTTGCATCAACAGATTGACAGTGAAGAACAAAACACAGTCGCTTCTGATGACATCTTACGAAAAATGGTTGCTAGTATGCAGAAACAAGTTGTTCAAAGTACAAAGTTATCGATGCAAGTTAATAAGCAAAATGCACTAATGGCAAAACAACTTGTGACACTTAATAAAAAATTAGAAGAGGTTAAAGGAGAGACTGAAAATGCTTAAATTAATTTCACCAACATTCGAAGATATTAAAACATGGTATCAATTGAAAGAATATAGTAAAGAAGATATAGCGTGGTATGTAGATATGGAAGTTATAGATAAAGAGGAATATGCAATTATTACAGGAGAAAAGTATCCAGAAAATCTAGAGTCATAGGTTATAATCTTATGGCTTTTTAATTTGAATAAAGTGGGTGGTGTAATGTTTGGATTTACCAAACGACACGAACAAGATTGGCGTTTAACGCGATTAGAAGAAAATGATAAGACTATGTTTGAAAAATTCGACAGAATAGAAGACAGTCTGAGAACGCAAGAAAAAATTTATGACAAGTTAGATAGAAATTTCGAAGAACTAAGGCGTGACAAAGAAGAAGATGAAAAAAATAAAGAGAAAAATGCTAAAAATATTAGAGACATCAAGATGTGGATTCTAGGATTAATAGGGACGATTCTAAGTACATTTGTTATAGCCTTGTTAAAAACTATTTTTGGCATTTAAAGGAGGTGATCACCATGCTTAAGGGAATTTTAGGATATAGCTTTTGGTCGTGTTTCTGGTTTAGTAAGTGTAAGTAATAGTTAAGAGTCAGTGCTTCGGCACTGACTTTTTATTTATTGTTGTAATTATGGTAATATGCAGAAGTGAGCAAGTTGGATAGATGGTGGCTATCTGAGTATAAGGAGGTGGTGCCTATGGTGGCATTACTGAAATCTTTAGAAAGGAGACGCCTAATGATTACAATTAGTACCATGTTGCAGTTTGGGTTATTCCTTATTGCGTTGATAGGTCTAGTAATCAAGCTTATTGAATTAAGCAATAAAAAATAACCATCGCTAACTTTGGCTGGTTTCGATGGTTAAATGGTTATTAATTTAATCTTTAATCTAAAATAGCCACCGTCTTTTTAACGGGCTCATTAGGGTAACATGTTTGCGCATGTTGCCCTTTTTCTATATATAAATTAACACACCATAATATAAATATCAAATAGACGGCTTATTAGTCGTCTTTTTATTTTGGATAAAAGGAGATAAGAATATGATTAATTGGAAAATTAGAATGAAACAAAAATCATTTTGGGTAGCGATATTGTCAGCTATCTTTTTATTTGCTCAAAACATCGCCAAAGCTATTGGGTATGATATTCAAGTTTATACAGAGCAATTAACAGACGGTTTAAACGCTATATTAGGATTTTTAGTATTAACTGGTGTGATTCAAGACCCGACTACTAAAGGTATAGGTGATAGCCACCAAGCTTTAGAATATGAAGAACCAAGAAGAAAATACTAGGAGGTAAAATAATGAAAACATACAGTGAAGCAAGAGCAAGGTTACGTTGGTATCAAGGTAGATATATTGATTTTGACGGTTGGTATGGTTACCAATGTGCAGATTTAGCAGTTGATTACATTTATTGGTTGTTAGAAATTAGAATGTGGGGAAATGCAAAAGATGCAATCAATAACGATTTTAAAAACATGGCAACAGTATATGAAAACACACCATCGTTTGTTCCACAAATAGGTGATGTGGCTGTATTTACCAAAGGAATATATAAACAATACGGTCATATTGGTTTAGTGTTTAATGGTGGTAATACAAATCAATTTTTAATTTTGGAACAGAACTATGACGGTAACGCAAATACGCCTGCAAAGTTACGTTGGGATAATTATTACGGCTGTACTCACTTTATTAGACCTAAGTATAAAAGTGAGGGCTTAATGAATAAGATCACAAATAAAGTTAAACCACCTGCTCAAAAAGCAGTCGGTAAATCTGCAAGTAAAATAACAGTTGGAAGTAAAGCGCCTTATAACCTTAAATGGTCAAAAGGTGCTTATTTTAATGCGAAAATCGACGGCTTAGGTGCTACTTCAGCCACTAGATACGGTGATAATCGTACTAACTATAGATTCGATGTTGGACAGGCTGTATACGCGCCTGGAACATTAATATATGTGTTTGAAATTATAGATGGTTGGTGTCGCATTTATTGGAACAATTATAATGAGTGGATATGGCATGAGAGATTGATTGTGAAAGAAGTGTTTTAATTCTTAGGTTAAAATGTTAAATATTTGTTAATTATTTTTTAATGTAATTTTAGTTTCTTTTAATATTTTATTGATTTTTAATATTTTCTCAATATAAAATGAAGTTGTTGATATTTATCATCTTAAATAAGGGTGTTAGCTATAAAAAGAGATAAATAAAAACAAATATATTATATTTGGAGGAAGCGCCATGCTCAAAAGAGGTTTATTATTTTTAACTGTTTTATTGTTATTATTCTCATTTTCTTCAATTACTAATGAGGTAAGTGCATCAAGTTCATTCGACAAAGGAAAATATAAAAAAGGCGATGACGCGAGTTATTTTGAACCAACAGGCCCGTATTTGATGGTAAATGTGACTGGAGTTGATGGTAAAGGAAATGAATTGCTATCCCCTCATTATGTCGAGTTTCCTATTAAACCTGGGACTACACTTACAAAAGAAAAAATTGAATACTATGTCGAATGGGCATTAGATGCGACAGCATATAAAGAGTTTAGAGTAGTTGAATTAGATCCAAGCGCAAAGATCGAAGTCACTTATTATGATAAGAATAAGAAAAAAGAAGAAACGAAGTCTTTCCCTATAACAGAAAAAGGTTTTGTTGTCCCAGATTTATCAGAGCATATTAAAAACCCTGGATTCAACTTAATTACAAAGATTATTATAGAAAAGAAATAAAACAAAATAGTTGTTTATTATAGAAAGCAATGTCTTGATTGAATATGTGTAGTGAAAATTATCTTTCATCAAATTCTCATTCATGCACGAATGGTTCTTCCCCACCTAATCAGATATTAGGTGACTTATGGGGAGAAATCAGTTAGGATGAAAAAGTGGATAATCCTTTTTTAGGCAGGTACTTCGGTACTTGCCTATTTTTTTATGTTATAATCTTTCTAGACGTATTCAAGGGACGTCTTTTTAGATTGTATGTTATAGCTAGCTTTCGGGCTAGTTTTTTGTTATGATGTGTTACACATGCATCAACTATTTACATCTATCCTTGTTCACCCAAGCATGTCACTGGGTGTTTTTTCTTATGATAGAGAGCATAGTTTTCATACTACTCCCTCGTAGTATATATGACTTTAGCATTCCCGTATAATAGTTTACGGGGTGCTTTTTATGTTATAATTAACTGTATATAGTAGGAGTGAACTATATAGCCTGTTAAGTGGCCTAGTAACCTAACACTTATCCTGCAATTGATATCCTTTTTGCCCTTCACTCGATACATATATCTCAACAACATAGAAATATTACAGTCGCTACACCGCATCTTAAATGGTGTGGTTATTTTTATTGGAAGTGTGTATCAGGTATCAGTAATGTTAAAACACCAGCTAAAAATGAAAAGAATTCACCAGTGCCAGCAGGTTATACACTCGATAAAAACAATGTACCGTATAAAAAAGAGACTGGTTATTACACAGTTGCCAATGTTAAAGGTAATAACGTGAGGGATGGCTATTCAACTAATTCAAGAATTACAGGTGTATTACCCAATAACGCAACTATCAAATATGACGGCGCATATTGCATTAATGGCTATAGATGGATTACTTATATTGCTAATAGTGGACAACGTCGTTATATAGCGACAGGAGAGGTAGACAAGGCAGGTAATAGAATAAGCAGTTTTGGTAAGTTTAGTGCAGTTTGATAATTAGATATATAAAGGTTTGGCAAGTTATGAAATGTCTGCCAAACCTTTATATAAAAAAGAAATATCTACCTTTTAATTTATGTAACTACTATTAGTATGCATATTCATTAGTTTTTCCAGGACCATTAATTACATAAGATGATTTAGACTCTCCTTTTTTAAAGAAGTATGTTTTATACATTTTACCTAGTAACTCAACATTTTTTCTATCTTCAGCAAGTGGTGTATTCAGATATACTGTATAGTAACCTTTATTTTCAGTTAAAATAACCATTTTTTCAAATTGAGCAGAATTTTTTGTGCCTTTCTTTAAATAATTTCTCAAACGTTCATCTAATTTTCCTAGCGTTGTAGGAAGACCACTATTTTTAAATGATTCTTTATAAGCTTTTTCTTTCTCTAACATTTTCTTATTTGATTCTATTTCTTCATTTGTAGGAAACGGTTCAAAAGTAAAAGCTTTCGCTGAATGATGGTGTGTACTGATTCCTGCCGTTAAAAAACTTAATGCTAAAACTGTTGTTGCTAATTTCTTTTTCATAATGATGTTAATTCTCCTTAAATTCTATATTTAAATTTATAGTTAGTTTTGCGAAATTCCTAAAATGAGTTTAATCTAATCGACGAAATATATTAATTAACTTGAAATTAATAAAAGATTAATTATTTTTAACTAAAAATTAAAATTCAATTAGTGTTTTGATGAATTTGGTCTCGATAAATTGAAATAATCTAAAAAACGCTATAATTTTTCTATTAATAGTAATTAATATGTGCTATATATATTTGTTTTAATTAAATAAAATTAGATAATGCAATAGTAGCTATTTTATGTTAATATTACCTTGGGCGTTTTCAAGGAGCGCCTTTCATTTTTTATGTATTGCTCCCCTTCGGGCTAGTATATTAAATTTATTTTTGCGCTTTCCAAATCAATGTATATGTGTTATATTGTTTATGGGAAGTAGGTAAGCATTTCGGTGCTTACCTTTTTTTGTTTTTCTATAAATACAATAAGGTATGTCAATTTGATAATTTATTAATTTTCATTTAATAAGAAGATCTATATAGTTAATGAATAATTAATGTACTTTTTTTTAGTTAGTCATTAAAATAAATTAGTACTAATTACTAAGGAGAATAAAAAATGAAAATTAGAAAATCTATACTTGCGGGAACTTTAGCAATCGTTTTAGCATCACCACTAGTAACTAATCTAGATAAAAATGAGGCACAAGCTAGCACAAGCTTGCCAACATCGAATGAATATCAAAACGAAAAGTTAGCTAATGAATTAAAATCGTTATTAGATGAACTAAATGTTAATGAATTAGCTACTGGAAGTTTAAACACTTATTATAAGCGAACTATAAAAATTTCAGGTCAAAAAGCAATGTATGCTCTTAAGTCAAAAGACTTTAAGAAAATGTCAGAAGCAAAATATCAACTTCAAAAGATTTATAACGAAATTGACGAAGCACTAAAAAGTAAATATTAAAAAAACCACCCTTTTACGGGTGGTTTTAATTTTCTAGATAATATAAAAGTGTTCATAAATAAAACAGTATAGGCAAACAATAAAGTATTGAAAAAAGTAAGTTTAATATGAAAATTGTTAAATGAACGACATCTTTTGTTTTTATAAATATCAAGAAAATAATCAAACTCAAAATAAATAACGTAACTGTAGTCATAGGCGTCCATACATAATCAGCATTAGTCATTAAGAATGGTGCAGCCATTATGAAAAAATTTATAATGCAGATGAAATAGACAATTAGACTATAAATTAGATAAATAACAATACACACCCTTCATAAATAAATAATTTAAATCCTATATATTTTAACAAAAGTAACACACAGAAGTGTAGAAAATAAAAAATATTGGTAAATAAAATCAATAAGTTTAACCAATATGTTGCTCGCTTCATACCGTATATTGCAACAAAAATTCCGATTAAGAAAAATATAGCCCCTATGATAAAACAGAAATCCGATGCTGAATTATTAAAAAATGAGGTGTTTAGAGTTAGAAAATGAGTTAATGAGTTGACTATAACTAATAAGATATTAATTATATTTGTATGGTTCTTCACATGATACCTCCAAGTAAAAAAATCTAATTAATAAAGTGAATGCTTGATGAACAAGCAGTTATTCCAAACAGAATCAATAAGAAAAGTAGAATCAACATGCTAATGCCCCATAAACAACCCTTTTCACTTTCTCTATTATTAATTTCTTGACTTCTTTTAAAGATATTATTACTTTTACATTCTTTAGTTGTTTTAAATTTCACGTTTTTATTACTTCCTTTTGTCTAAAAGTTTACAATGAATTTTTGATTATAATAATATATTCAAAATAGTACTATCTAGTTTGATATGTCAAGCAATATTATTATAAAATTGGAATTCTGAGTTGTCTACTCTAATTTATTATATTTACCTATAAAAATACACCTCAAAAAATAGATTTTTCAGTCTAGCTTTTGGGGTGTACATTCCACACAAACATGTGATTATTTTGATGTTTCTATTAAACTTGTAATTTTAAATTTAAAGTCCCTAAAAAGTCCCTAAAATTTTATTTTATATGAGGTATTATTGATAATGATAAAGTTATAAACCTTGATATTATGCTGTTTTACTTTTTGAATGATAAGTAATTTTATGTTAAAAGTCTCCAGTTTGGATACAAAACGGTCGATAACATATAAACGTTATGACTGACTAATTTTAAATCAGTATCATCTTTCTTAGTTTCTGCTTTGGCACTATTGTCAGTAAGTGCACCAACTAATAATAAATTTGCTAATGCAAGTGTTGCAACTTTTTTTAGTGAATTGGATTTTGTTTTTTTCACCATCAT